TTCTGAACAAGAGAGGGGTTTAAAGACTTCTAAGCTGGATGAGACTGCTATTGCTATTGTTAAGATAGATAGAGATAAATGGTGGGTGAAAGATATACTACATGGAAGGTGGTCTATTAAAGAAACTGCTACTAAGATACTAAAAGCAGCAGAACTTAATGAAGCTACTACTGTAGGTATTGAGACTGGTTCATTAAAGAACGCTATCATGCCTTACCTGGAAGATGAAATGAGGTCTTCTAATAGGTTTGTACATATAGATGAGTTACGTCATGGTGGTAAAAAGAAGTCAGAAAGGATAACTTGGTCCCTTCAAGGACGTTTAGAACATCAACAAATAACATTTAATGAAGATAAAGATTGGAAGTTCTTTGTTTCTCAGATGTTAGACTTCCCTTCTAAACTTGCACACGATGATTGTCTAGATGCCTTGTCCTATATAGACCAGGTGAGTATTGCAGACTTCGCACATTCAATACAAATGGAAGAAGAATGGGAACCTGAAGACCTAATTGCAGGGTATTAACTAATTATTTTCATAAATTAGTTGATTTTCCTATTTACTTTATGTTATATTACGCCCAAATCTCTATGGAAATTCCTAATATATGTTTGATAGTAAGGAAACACAGTATCAAGCTCTAGCTTCCTGGCTATCATATCGCTTAGAAGGTTGGAGAACTCACCGAGATGTGAACTATGTAACCCAATGGGATGAATACTATCGTTTATGGCGTGGTATCTGGTTACAATCAGACAGAACTAGAGAATCAGAGAAATCAAGACTTATATCTCCTGCATTACAACAGGCAGTTGAGAGTTCAGTTGCAGAATTAGAAGAAGCTACCTTCGGTAGAGGTAAATGGTTTGATTTACAAGACGACCATTTAGACCAGGACCCACAAGATGCTGAATTTATACGTAATCTACTACAAGAAGACCTAGAAAAGACTGGTGTTAAAGATGCTGTCTGTGAAATCTTCCTTAACGCTGCTATTTATGGAACTGGTGTTGGTAAGATTGTTGTTGAACAGAATATAGAGCGTTCTCCTGTAGAACAACCTGTAGAAGGTACTATGGCTTCTACACGTCAGCTAACTGAATCCCCTATTATTGATGTAAAAGTAGAACCTATCTCTCCTAAGGAGTTTTTAATTGACCCATCAGCTAATTCAATCGATGAGGCACTTGGTGTTGCTCATGAAGTCATTAAGCCAAGGTATCATGTTGTTGATGGTATTAAGTCTGGTATTTATCGTGATGTTCCCCTTGATGGTGATTATGATACTGTACGCTTTGGCTTCGACCCTGAATCTAAAATGGCAGATGAGTCGGATTCGGTTAAGATTACAGAATACTGGGGTTTAGTTCCTAAGAGATTCTTAAAACCTAAGGTTGATAAAGACGATTTTGAATATACTAAGAAAGATGAACTAGTTGAAGCTGTTGTTACTTTAGTTAATGATGAATATATCTTAAGGGCAGAAGAGAACGCCTTTATGATGAAGGATAGACCATTCATTAGTTATCAACACGATATAGTTCCTAACAAATTCTGGGGTAGAGGTGTCTGTGAAAAAGGATACAACCCTCAAAAAGCATTAGATGCAGAGATGAGAGCTAGGATTGACTCACTTGCATTAACAACTACACCTATGATGGCTGCTGATGCAACCAGATTACCTAGAGGTGTCAAGTTTGAGGTTAGACCTGGTAAAACTATCCTAACAAATGGCGACCCAAGAAATGCTATCATGCCTCTTAATATGGGAACCACAGACCAAAATACGTTCACTCAGGTTGCCTCACTTCAAAATATGATTCAGATGGGAACTGGCTCTGCTGACGTAGGTTCAGCTGATAGAGCTACGTCTTCAGGTATGTCAATGGCACAATCTGCTTCTATTAAGAGACAGAAACGTACATTGATGAACTTCCAGAACACATTCCTTATTCCTATGATTAATAAATCAATGTGGCGTAAGATTCAGTTCGATGTAGATAGATACCCTGTCAATGATTACAAGTTTGTTCCTTATTCTACGATGGGAATTATGGCTAAAGAGTTAGAGATGACTCAAATGGTACAGATGTTACAAGCTATTCCTAAAGACTCACCCGCTTTCAACGTGATTCTACTAGCTATGATGCAGAACTCTTCTATTCATAACAGAGACCAGATTGTTAATGGTCTTATGCAAGGACAACAACCTAACCCTGAGCAACAACAGATGCAGCAAGCCCACATGGAACTACAGATGGCTCAAGCACAGGCAGATATTGCTAAGACACAAGCTGAAGCTGAAGAAGAGAAAGCTAAAGCCGCTAAATGGTACGCAGAAGCTCAAGAACTTGCTCCTAATGAGATTAAGATTCAAGAAAAGATACTTAAACTTCAGAAAGAAGCTATGGGTATGGAGAAAACTAAGGCTGATATTGCTAATAAGAACTCTGAGACTGCTAGAAACATTCCAGAGGTAGAGCATTTGAAGTCTGAAACGATATTGAACATGGCTAAAGCTAGAGAATCAGCAGCCAAGGTAACTATTCCAGGAACTTATCAGTGAAGACTGATGAACAATTCCTACAAGATAGATTAGAATTATTCGAGACAGAAGGTTGGCTAGACCTAGTTGAAGAATTAAAAAGTATTGAATCCAATGTACGAGACGTTGATACAATGGACAATGAAAAAGACCTTTGGCACGCTAAGGGTCAGTTGCACCTACTAGGTTATGTAATTAGCTTAGAAAGTGCAACTAAACTAGCGATGGAACAAGCGGAAACGCCTCCATCTTAATAAAACTTCATAATCCTGCAAAGGACGGAGACCAAAATGAGTATAGTAGTAGACGAAGCACCGACAGAGGTGGCAGAACAGGTAACAGAAACGACAGAGGCAAGTATTGATAACTCACAAAGTGAAGTTATTGAGGAAGCTTCGGAAGTACAGGCAACTGAACAGACCGAATCTTCATATGAACCTCCTGAGAAGTATGCTGGGAAGACACTTGAGGATGTGATTGAGATGCACCTAAATGCTGAGAAGGTATTAGGTAAACAAGGTCAAACAGTTGGAGAACAGAAACAATTAATTCAACAACTGTTAGATGCTCAAACACAAGCTGCACCTGCTGCTGAACCAGAAGAAGAAGCTGTCAGTTTCGAGGACACTTTCTACGATGACCCTGCTAAGGCAGTAAATTCAGCGATAGAAAACCACCCCGAGATTGTCAAAGCTAGGGAAGTAAACTTTAAGTCAGCTCAACAGGCTAACTTAACGCAACTTGAAACAACACATCCTGATTTTATGGATGTTGTTGGTGATAGTGATTTCCAGAAGTGGGTAGGAGAGAGTGGTATTCGTACCGAGCTATTCCGCAGAGCTGATGCTGACTATGACTTTAATGCTGCAAATGAATTACTAGGGACTTGGAAACAAATCTCAATGATTGGTAAGACACAAGAAGTAAAGAAGGCAGAGAAAGTTAAAAGAGACAAGGCAATGCGACAAACTAGTTCAGAGACTCGCTCCTCAGGTGATTCTGTTGGTGGTAAAAAGATGTATCGTAGGTCTGATTTAATTCAGCTACAAATAAGTGACCCGACGAGGTATGCTGATTTATCAGATGAGATAGGTTTAGCATACGCAGAGGGTCGTGTTAAATAAAACTCAATAAGGAGAAATACAAATGGCATTAGGCACAAATAATACAACTGCTGCTGTCGCTGGTAATTTCATCCCTGAACTTTGGTCGGATGAAGTTATTGGTGCATATAAATCTAACTTAGTTTTAGCAAACTTAGTTACTAAACTTTCACATAAAGGTAAGAAGGGTGATACTATTCACATTCCTAAGCCTGCTCGTGGTTCAGCTTCTGTTAAAGCAGCTAACGCACAAGTTACATTGAGTGCTGCTACAAATACTGTAGTAGACATTTCAATTAACAAGCACTACGAATACTCGAAGTTAATCGAGGACATCGCAGAAGTACAAGCTTTAGCTTCAATGCGTAAGTTCTACACTGACGACGCTGGTTACGCTCTAGCTACACAAGTAGAGACTGACTTATTCGGTACTATGACAGGCGGTACGTTTGTTAAGGCTGACACTGGTGGAGCTTGGACTTCTGGTGCTGGTGGTGCAATCACTGACGCTGGTATCCGTGCAATGGTTCTAGCATTAGATAACGCTGATGTTCCTATGGATGGTCGTTCAATCGTACTACCTCCAGTTGCAGCTAACTCTATGTTAGGTATCGACAGATTCACTGAGCAACAGTTCATTGGTTCTGGTGATGCAATTAAGACTGGTAAGATTGGTGCAATCTACGGTATCGATGTATTCGTTACTAACTCTGCTCCTACTACTGGTACTAACCGTGAAGGCGTAATGTTCCACAAAGATGCTGCTGTACTAGCCGAGCAAGTTGGCGTTCTTACACAGACTCAGTACAAACAAGAATACTTAGGTGACTTGTTTACTGCTGATACTATCTATGGTGTTGGTGAGTTACGTACCGAAGCTTCAGTAGCTTTCAAAGTTACTGCATAGTAGTTAGTTAA